GTGTAGTACACATTACCGCTACCGTCGCCCAAATGCTTCAGCAAGCCCATAGGCACGTCACGCGCAGCCTCCCATGAAGATGTCTGGAAGCCGGCACCGATGACGCTCTGTGAGTTCAGGTTGCCATAGCGGGCCTGGAACAGCGCGTTAATCAAGCAATGGAAGCCATAGTTAGCAAGCCCCCACTCAGAACCGAGCAACTGAGCGGCAGCCCAGAACTGGCTCATGGTCTGTGAGTGCTTCGGAGCCTTGTCAGGACGGCTGTGTGCCTTGCCATTCGTGTCATACCAGATTTTGTAGGCACCTACCCAATGAGGTGAATCGAAGACCTTGCCACCGTCGATAGGCACAGTACCACCGAAATGCAGCGTCTTACCCTCACCCTTGAAGTGGCAATCAGGTACATGTACCATCGTCTCGCACACCTGTTCAAGTGCAGTAGTAAACGCCGTGCCATCGGCAAACTTCGTCCAATCAGCACCATTCAGCTTTGCAGCATACACCTTACCATCCTTGATAAAGAAGGCATAGCCACCCATCTGAGACTGATAGAGTTCAGCAGCACCACGATTATTGACCACAAAGGCCGGATTAGAGTTTTGCTCCAGTGTGAAGCTGGAAGCAAGCGCACCAACAACAGTAGATGGAATGGCACTGTTGTTCACCTCTTCGGGCGTAGCCTCGTAGAGATTGTCCTGACTGGTCATACACAACACCTTGGCTATGTTTTCACCAGACGCAAGAGAAGTTTTTGCTTTTTTCATCTTTCGTGAATATTAAAGGGTTATTACTATGTTCTTACAGCGAGTTCATGGCCAGATGCAGACTGGAACACCTCGCCTGACGGGTCAGCCAGGATGTCGTAGGGTCCACGAATGGAGCAACGAGGATCCACGATGAACTTAGTGCCTGCATTGTCGTAGATGTACTGTCTTGGTACCACGACCTCCAGGCCATAGGCACCCAGCGGAACAGGATCATCATTACTACCCTGGCGACGTACCGCCCAATCGCACATCAGCCAATGACGTTTCTGTTCGAGCGTCATGTCATCATGCTTGGCCACATGCACTATCAGGCCAAAGGTCATAAAGGAGTTCTCAGCAAACACTCGGTCGCCTCCATAAGAGAATACCGTCGGTATCACCTTTGGATAACGCCACGCGATGCAGGCCGTTGCCTCATTAGGCAGGTCTGGAGCCGCTGTTGACGTACCATCGGCAATACCGATACGACAGCGCACCATCAGATTGTCTATGAAGTCTGCGTCGATAGACAGCGTAGCCGTATTCTTTCCGCTGACATACCAGAGGCAATCATTATTGATGGTCAGCCAATGCACACCATTATCAACAGAATAGTCCCAGAACCATGCTACCGCATCCGTTTTGTCTGCACTACCCTGACGTGCTTCTGCCTCGAAGGTGTAGATGGTCGTAGCGGCATGAAGCGGGAAGTGCTTACGGGTACGGTCACACAGGATATTGATACTCCACTGCTCATCAGCCTGTAGGATGGCAGACAGCGGCAGCGTATCAGACAGCACGAAGGGCGACGATGTGCGAGTGTCAGTAAAGCGGCACTCACAATAGATGTTCGCTCCCAGCTGATGTGTGAAGTTCTTACGGACGTACAGGATATTACCGGCAATGTAATAGTCCTGAGTTGAATCGGTGGAAGTCACCTGCACCCCATTGACATACCAGAATATCTGAGGCACGAGAGTATCAGTATTCAGGTTGTTGTCGGGGTCGATGATACTGTAAACCGCTTTCAGTCGCAATGCGCCATCTGTCTGTGTGCCGTGCTGGTCGATGACGGGCACAACAGAATGGTCAGGAATCCACTGCTGTACCGTCTGACGATAGAACTGCACAGTTGACAGGCCACCCAGCACCTCAATGTGCATTGCGGTGTTGAGCGGTCTGTAGGTCGTAGTGACTGCCAGCGGTTGAGAGTTATTCAGTCTTTTCATACTTTACTCTTTATACCCAGCGGAAAACCGCTGGGCACAGTGACTAAACAATGCTATACAGCGAGCAGGTCATCATCCATGAGCGTCTTGATGACGTATTCGACAATGGCTTTCGGCGTGATAGAGATAGCCTTGCCCTGGCTATTGACACCCAGCAGGCGCACGATGTCAGAGCCGGCATTCGTAGCACTGGCATCAAGGGCAACGTAAGTATTTGCGGCATCGGTAGAAGTAAGGAACGGCGTAAGGTCGATCTGACCTACCATCGGATCCCATGATTCACCATTCCAAACATAGTTGGTGCCGGCGGGAATCTTATCATTAGCCGCTACCACGTTATACATTTGTCCTTTCTTCAAGTCGGAAGACGGCAGATGTGCATAGTCGGCCACCTGTCCCTCATAGGAGATAGCAGCACCCAGGGAAATGATCTTTGCCAGCAGCTCTGCAATGGCAGCCTGCACCTGCGTAGCCACAAGGCCGGTGATAGCCGTCAGCGTAACGTCCTTTGCCTTGCCAGAGAGTGCCACGTCAGCACACTTCTCTTCGATGACATTCTCAATATCCTCCTTTGTGGTGGTGTCATCAATAATCGTGTCGATATTGATGGCCGTCGGCTGCTTACTCATGGTAAGACGGAAGAAAAGCGACTTAGACGGTGACTTCACCTTGAACGAGAGATTGAGGTCAACGACCTGGCTTTGGAACACTGACCAGTTTTCCTGGTCCTTACTGGACTCTACCGTTACGAGGTGGAATCCCTCAGTCGGGAATGTGCAATCAATGATAACACTCCCAGCGAAGATGTCTGACACATACTTCGGGTGCTGGTAGGAGATAGATAACTGTGACATATTAAATAGGGTTTAGAATTTTATTTATTTTTGAGCAAAGATAGAGGGAAAGACGCAGGAGTTAGGGACAAAACTCCCAGCGGAAAGCCGCTGGGCACAGTGACAGGGCACACTAATCACCTAACGGGAGGCACATACCAGACATGTTAGTGAGGTGATAGCGGCAGCCTATATAGAGCGAGTCAAACGCATCGGTGCCGTCCGTTCTGTACTCCAGGCGTACTGCATCGTCTGCGTCTTCAGAGAGCTTTTCACCTGCTTTATTCTTCCTAAACCCTTTATAGCCGATAGACACCTCCGCATTCTGCATGGCAATAATCAGGGCCTCGTTATTCTCACGATTGATGCGGATGGCAGGGTAGGCCACACCAGCCAGCGACTCGTTGATATCCTTATACTTCATTTCGTGAGCCATCGGTGATCCCATGTCAACAGGCCGTACAGACCAGCCGTATTTCGTCAGCTCGTTAATGACCACATCCTTGAAGTCTTCCATACCTTCGATGGCATAGCCCTTGAACTTGGCTGTTGCATCGTAGAAATAGATGACCTCACGGCATTTCTGCATCTTAGGCTTATAGTAGTGGTGCCAGTCGCCCATCAGCTCACGCAGCTTACGCTCATTCTTGACATACATACTGGAAAGCACATTGAGACATTCCTGGTTATCCCTGCGATAGAGTTGCCCAGTCACCACCCAGTTAATGTTAGCGTTGTAGTCCATGCTGATATACAGAGGCAATGAATCTACTACGTCACCATCCAGAGTGCAGTCTTTGATCTGCTGTAACTCGCCAAAGTCGGGAGTCTCGTACTCTTCTTCAGTAGCAGAGCCACCGAGCACGGTCATAGCTTTCTTTTTCGTGAAGCTGCTGTCAATGGCCGGACAGTCATCAGGAATATAGCCATGCACATTTTCTATATCGAGATTGGAATAAAAACCGTCGTTAGTCTTTGCCACCTTTTTATTAAGAATAGATATGGCAAACACGACAGGAGGAAGGTCACGCGCCATTCTCGCTATGTACGACTCTCCGACGATATCTACATTATCTAAGGTACTGACACGCCAAAACGCAAAAGCGTTACACTGTAAGGTACGGATTTTCTTCTGGTAAGACTTCGAGTTAAGAATCATCTGCATGTCGAAGTCCTGGTCAGGTGTAATCAGATACTTATGGCAATAGAGTAATTCCGCTTCCTCTGCATCAATCAGTTTATAGTTGATAGCCATATCGAGCATGGCCTTGTTGATACGCTGGCCATAGTTCGGCAGGATCTTGAACGGGCCTTCGTGGTTCATCATAGCCTGTGCCTTGATGCGGATGGCATCTATCTCATCCTGGCGGCAAAGGATAGGCACACATCCGTCACGCTTGGCATTACGCAGCAGTTCATTGTAGAAGATGACACGCTCTGCATAGTCTTCCAACTCAGCCTGTATCTCCCGATAGGTTTTGTCTGTCAACGGTCCCGTATCAGGGTGCATGTCAAGTTTACTTTCCTCATTCTCCAGCCAGTTATTCTTTGATGTCAGACTGGCATCAGAGGCAAAGAAAGTAGATTTGAAGAGTGGGTTAGCATCAGAGAAAGACGGGTCGCCCAACGGATGCACAATACCTGACAATGCCGGCATGACTTCACCATCCAGTTTGGACTTCGACATAAACTTGCACTCATCGGCCACGATGGAGTTTACCGTCAGCGAATTGGCCGATCCCGTGACTGCCATTGAAATGAGTTGCCATATTGTGCCATTAGCGAACCAGATGCAGTTATCCCAGGTCTTCGGTTTGATGATAGGACTCGGCACCCATCGTGGCGGTTTACCCCAGCCGAAATGTACTGACTCACGGATGCCAAAGAAACGCTCAATGGCGGCAATGGTGCCAGGCACGGTACGGGTATAGAGCTGTTTTCTGGAGTTTCCCAGCCATATATTCGTAGCACGAGGCATGGACTGACTGACGCGATAGATGCGAGGCCCGATAGAGCCATCAGTCTTACCGAATCGCCGGCTACCAAGCAAGCGACCGTCTCGTACATTCATCAGGTACATCAGGTACTGCTTGTGGTTCATGTAAACGTCTCTTCTCTCTGCCATAGGCTACTCTTCTGAAAACACATCTTTCTCTGGCTCTGGCTCCGGCTGTTCATCAGGCATCTGCCATGTACCATCAGAGTTTTGTATCATATCGACTACCTGTTTGTCGGTCAATCCGTAGCGTTTAGCCATCTTCTTACGTTCTTCGTCGGTATAATTCACGCGGTCACGCTTCACTACCGACACATCGGTAGTAATGGTGATCTCAGAAGACGGCATCTGTCTGGCCACATCCTCTTTCTCCTGGAAGTTGTTATTGAGCTGCATCTTCAGGTCGGCACCAGACTTCACACTACGCGGGTCGCCCATCTTCATCCCCTCACGAATAAGCCAGTCGGACGCATCCTGCACCTTGGCCTTCTCGATGTTGTCAATGGGCGTATCGAAACGTCCTATGATATGATTGAAGAGAGCCACGTCGTTAGATATCTCGGTAGGTGTACGCGGAACACCAGGACGCACATTCATAGCGGCTACATACTCCATAGCCTTTGTGTCGCCCTCGCTGGCTCTCTGCAAGAGCACTGGATATTCACGGGCAGCAATGCGACGCATCACGTCAGATGGCCGTATCTGTTTGTCCTGAATCCAAATCTGGTATGCCTCGTAAGCCAGCAGCGCACGGAAACGCTGATCAGGCGACAGCACCATTTTTTCGATGGTGATGCCACCCAATAACCAGCGTTCTACTTTGTCGAAGTATTTTTCAGATGGTTTTGACATTGATTGAAGAGTTAAGAGGGCATAAGCCGATGGAAACCACCGGCCTACGCGAAACCTTTTGCGATATGCTTGCGCTTACGTTTGTTGTACTTATCCTTACCAGTACGCATCAAATATTCGCCATACTCTTTGGGCGACATTCCATAGCCATTACCATAGTAACGGCCACCACCCATCGGCGCATAGGGATTACTGAGATACTGCTGGACGGTCTGGCCAGGCAAACGGTTCTGAGCCTGCTGCTGGCTATTGTTGTTGTAACGCTGGGGAGCCTGTGCTGTCACCTGCTGGCCTTGCGCCTGTGATGCAGCCTGTTCCATAAGTTGCTGACCTGACGGACTCGAAACCAGTCCACCTGCGATAGCAGCTGCACCAGCTGCCAATGCTGTTAAAATTTTCTTTCTCATTGATTTATGAATTTATGAGTTAATGATTTTATGAAGACACGAAGACGGACCCAGCGGAAAACCGCTGGGCACAGTGGTTACTTCTTTTTAGCGGATTTCTTATCTGCCTTGGCTGCTTTCTTGGCGGCGGCTTTCTCGGCTTTCAGAGCTTCAGCAGCGGGAACCACATTCTTCTCGCAATCCTCTTTGGCGGCATTCAGCACGGCCAGGTAAGGCTTTGCCTCTTCCTCGCCAATCAGTTCCACCAAAGCCTGGTAGCGTTGTGTCATGGTCTCAATACGCTTGGGCGTATTAGGCTTATCCTTACGCATGAGGTACTTGACGATAGCATCTACCTGCTCTTTCTTCTTTTCCTCGGCTTCACGGAGAGCCTTCTGCTCTGGGTCATTAGCCTTAATGTCCTCAATGACCTTAGCCTTGAAAGCATCCTTATCCTCTACCTTATCCCAATAGGGGCGCAGAGTAGTGCGCAGCTGCTGGGGATCCACCTTCTGAGCTTCGATACTGGCACGGAAAGCAGTATCTTCCTTCAGGCGCACATATACCACAGCCAGCTCGTTATCTACACGGACATAGATAGCCTCGTAAGCCTCTGTGCATTTAATGGCCTCCTGGCTATAAGGCTCTATTTCTGATTCAGGTTTGCCGGCTTCTGCCAGCACCTTGGCCGTTGTTGCTGCTTCCTCTGCACGGGAGCGCAAATCACGGACAGTCTCTACAGCCTCTTGCAATTCAGGAGAGAAGAGCCACTTCAACTGGTCCAGGTGCAACAGTGTGCCACCATTCAGTGAGCCGGACACTGTGCCAGGAGCGGCAGCGTCGATGGTAGGAATCTCAGACTTAGGACCGAAGAGCGTTTCTTCCTTTGCCTCTGCCTCCTTGCGGTCATTCTCAGCCTTCAGCGCACGAGCAGCAGCTTCATCCTTAGTGGGACGGCCAACATGCGGCACCAACAAAGCAGGATCGGTCAGGTCAACAGTAATGGCCAGTGCAGCCTTTGCGTCAGAGAGTGCTTTGTCAGAATAGTTGCGGAGCAAACGCTTACGGGACGCATAATCACGGAAACGCAAAGCCTCACGGACAAAAGAGCGGGTAAATGGGAACACAGCAATCAGGGATAGACCCTGTTCAAAATCCTTATGGGAGAATTTGCCCGATTCGATGATAGGCAACTTCTCAGCGTACCACGGCTGGAACTCTGCCAACCATTCCTTGCGCTCATCGAGCGACATTTCAGTGAAAAGTTTTTTATCCATTGTACTTAAATTTTTAGGGCTGCAACGGTATTGCAGCATACGGAACAATTATTGACAGGAGCAAATTTAGGGGAAACAGGGGAAAAGGGTGGGACAGAAAACAGGGGATAAAAAAGGCCCGCATCGGGATAACAGCGATGCGGGCGCAATGATAGGGGAATAGTCGGTTAAGAACTTGCAACCATCAGGCCATCCCAACCACCAGTCTGGGGAGGTGTGACGTAGAGGTTGTCGTAAAGCACACCATTGAGGTGGAACTCCAGTGAGGTCTGACGATCATCACCAGAAGCGGCACCCGTATCAGACGAAATACCACCCTGCTCAACCTTAACGCGCTTATAGGGGTCGTACATAATTTGAGTGTCACCCGTCTGGCCATCAGGAACGATGATACCGATGTCAAGGTTCTGGAGAGCACGAGACAAAAGGCTCACCTTCTTATTCACAGCGTCGATGACGGCGTTGTAAGTCAGATTATAGCCCTTGTTGTTGCCCTGGCCGTCGCCCTTAATCTGCTGGGTTTCGTCCTTCAGGTCGATGCGATAGAGGCCCTTACCAGTCTTAAAGGCAGGTGTAGAGTACACGTTGCCGGTCAATTCCAGGGGAGCCGACAGGTCATCTTTGACGAAGTAGTAAGCCACAGCCGATGTGCCACCAATGTTTTCAAAGCAGTTGTCAGCGTTCAGGAAATGATCGAGAGCGGGACAAGATACTGTATCAGCCATATTCTTTTCTAATTTTTAGGGTTGTTACTTTTTTGCAGAACTGTTCTCAGGGAAACCGTTACCGCATCAGGGCGGCGAACCGCCCTGTGCGGAATTAGGTTTAGGCATTCTTGAAGAATGCGGTCAGAGCCATCGGCATACCCGTAGCGGTCACATTGATCGTTGCGGTAGTCTTACCGTTAGACCAACGATCGAAGACCTTACCAGTGCCAGGCACAGCCACCAGCGTGAGGATGGTGTTAGGAGCAAACTCCTCAACCGTATCGTAATCCTCGCCGTTGACAGTTACCTTTGCGCCGGAGCCACCGCCATCCAGTGTGATGACCAGCTTCGAGTTCTCGTAGTCACCATTGATGACATTCTCAGCAATCGAGCCGTCACTGATAACGAATGCAGAAGCCAACGGATTGAAGACACGGGTGCCCTGGATAGACTGAATCTGGAATACCACATCCTGTGCATCCTCATCGGTGCCAAACTGTGTCTTAACGAAGGTCTGATTGTTCTCAGAGTCAACTCCATACTGGAGGTTGTTGGGGATAGTGGCCATCAGGCGTGTACCAACACCCCAAGCATCAGAGGGACAGAACTCTACGCGAGGCATTTCGGGCACGGTGAAGTTGCCGTTAGGCAGGTAGTTCACCTTAGAATTGCCGTGATACTTGTTGCTGTAACCCTGTGCGATGTAGAGACCACGGAGCACGTCGCAGTGGAGCTTGATCACCTTCTGCTGGCGCAGACGTGCATCCCACTTGGTGTACCACTCCAGCACCGTGTCAAACGGAGTGCTGTCATGTGCATCAGAAGGCACAGAGATAGCATCACAGGCAATCAGGTTGCCATTCTCGGCAGAGATAATACCATCTTCGATGTCCTGCTCAATGTCGGTATGGAAACCGTCGTAGAGAGAGAGCTTCTGCTTTGCTTCGTCCTCGCTGTCCTCGTAGGCCATCTTACCGAAGAAAAGATTGCTCTTCAAATCCTCGGCATAAGACTTCAGGATAGCTTCGACAGCAACAGTAGAGAGAGGATAGTCGCCACCAGCCTTACCGTCGGTACCGAAGACAGTCTCAACATAATTGTCGATGTTGTCCTTGTAGCGGTTCCAGGTGAGCTTGGCAACCAAGGTGCGCTCCTTCAGGAAACCAATCTTGTTCTCGACAGGTGTACCAACCTTCTTACGACGGGTAGTGCCACCCTTGCGAACAAGCAGATGGTCAGTCTTCTTGAACTGCACACCACTAATAACCTGAATGCCCAGACGATCGAGCAATTCGGGATCTTCGTAGGCAGGACCCATCACGATCTGCTTACCTACCTGCTCGGCCACATGAGTAAGAGCCTCACGACCGATGAACTCTGGTGCTTTGTTTTCAGCCATAATTCTTTTTGTTTTTAAGGGGTTATTACTAAGTGAACTTGATTACTTTTGCAGAGATTCCATATACTCCTTGCGGATGCGGGCATTCTCCAGCGGGGTCTTGTTGTGGTCATAGTCCGGCATACCACAGGTAGCTTCGTGAGACTCAGCACCAGTGCCATTGTTGGCGGGCGAACCCTCCTGCTGGTCGCCAGGCTTTCCCTTCAGGGTCTCAATCTGAGCTTCGCGGTCTCTCAACTGCTGCTCGGCAGTGGCCAGGCTTTCCTTAACCTCTGCCAGCTCCTGCTCGACCTTACCCTTGGCTTCCTTCTCGGCATTCAGCTGCTCTTCGTGCTGCTGCTTCATGTTGTTAATCTCCTGCTCGTGAGCGGTCTTCAACTCGCCCATAGCCTTCTCGTGAGAGTCATTCAGTTCCTGCTCCTTGGCGTTGACGGCCTCAGTCTTGGCATTCTCTGCCTCAGAGAGCTGGGTCTGAAGAGTCTGTACCTGCTCATCAGCGGCAGCCTTATCGGAAGCCTGCTGTTCGAGCGTCTGATTGAGCGCATCCAACATGGAGGGCACGAAGTGAGCACCTTCCTCGTTGACGATAAGCTCTTCTACACCGCAAGCGGTGGCAATCTTTTCGTACTGTTTCATATTCTCTTTGTTTAAGGGGTTATTCTTTTCACCCAAAGCGGATGCTTCAGTAGTGGTGGTTTTTGCAGAAGCGGCGGGAGCTGGATCATCCTCCGGCACGTCATCCTCTGGCTTAACAGGAGCGACGCGCTCAATGGGAGTAGCAGAGCCGTTGGCCACCTCAAAGGCACGGGCAACGACCTCTCCGAGAGTCATCTGGCCATCACAAAGAATGCCTGTGACCTCCTGGGCCTCGAAGAGCGCACCGTGTATATGCTTCTCAGTAGCAGCAGGAAAAGACTTTTGGATATCAGCACGGAACTCTACGCCCGTCTTTTTCAAGTCATCCATCAGTTTCTTATCATTCTTGCTGTTCTCTGCGATGTCACGATACCACTTATTTTTGTCGTAAGACTCAGGATCGTACAGCTCATGGTAAGTCTCATTGGTGTACTGATTGGTGGTGCCATTCTTTTCGGTATAGAATGCGGCCATCACACCGATGGAGCCAAACATATCCTTGGGGTGCATAAAGTACACTTCATCACATACGCTGGCCAGGTACATAGCAGCAGAGGCACAGAGACCATCCACGAAAGCATATACCTTCTGACCATGCTCATGGGCATAGTCGATAGCCTGCTTGAAATCATTGATAGCCCATGCAGAACCACCAGGAGAATTGATGACGAAGATATGAGCCTTGCAAAACTCATTGTTAGCAGCCTCCATCATCCAGTCGCGCAAATCCATCGAGCCATAAGAGCAAGCACCACCTTCACGAGTGATAGGACCATCCACCGGCATGACATTGACAAAAGGAGCATCCATTTCGTCCATCCACCAACGGGAGGTAGTCTTACCGTTTTCTGTCACCTGGTACTCATTGATGACACCGACAGCCTGGCCATCCTGTATCTGCATGGCGTAAGGCTTTTTCTTCTGCTGAAAATCGAGTGCTATGCGGCCATTCAGGTTTTGCTCCCAAATAGCACGAGAGCCGTGGACGTATTCAGGCATGATCATCCACAGCTTTGTTGTCAGAAGTTCGAGAAGTCCATTCATATCTTTTGCGAATTTTATTCTACTCGCAAAGGTAGATAACACAGGGGATAGGGAATGGACGCTATTTATCGTTGTAAAACGCGATTTCGGGGAAACAAAAAACCCGCTGGGGAAACCAGCGGGCATAAGAAATAGGACTATACCTTATTATATATATTAAGCGGAAGGAGGAATGAGCTTGATAGTCTGACTCGAAGATAGGATTTTGAATTTTAGCGTTGTCGAAGTCGCAGTAGAATGGCTTTCCTCAATGTCGCATGTGGCAGCACCAGGGAGGGAGAAAGAAAAATCCTTTGAGCCATCAGCACGAGTATAGACTACATGAAAGTCCTGACCTAAAAGCGTCTGCACCAGGGCTTCTGCTCTATCACGCTCCACTAACACAGGCACTTGCAGCTCATGTGTATAGACGTTTCCAGCGGCCTGACGGCCATTTTTCACCTTTAACGACGGCTCTTCTTTCAACATTACAACCGCACTGTCAGACAGTGCAGCAGAGAAGGCCGCTGTACCGAAAGTAGAAACCGTCATGTTCAGACTGGCCAACGAAACAGATGGCGGCAGTGGGATGTTACACTGACTCGCCAGATAGACATCGACGCGAATAATGGCATCGAGCATCAATTCTTTGCATTCTTGATTATTCATATCTCTTTGGGTTTTATTGATTTATAGGGGCTGTCATATAATGACAGCACACTGGACTGGCGAAAGTGACGAAATAGGCGCGGACACGCTGTGACCATAAAAAACGCGAAAATACCTCATTATTTATCATATTTTAACAAGTGATTTCTACTTTTTATATACTTTACTTTCATTGTTAATTATCATCGTTAATCATCATCATATTTGGGTAGTCCACCGTATATTTCGTGTTTGTCGATGCGCGTCACCAGTTCATCATTGATAATGGCCGGTGACTTTGCCATATATTCAGCCTCCTTTTTCCATCGTTGTATGAGTCGGCGCAGGGTACTACGCTCATTCTTATCATGCGACACAGGAATATCGTATGCCATGAGGAAACGCTCCAGCACCTCAATGTTTGAACGGTGAATACCGTTGGACTGTGCAAACACCTTATTACGGGTAGAGAAATCGAGGAAAGTACGAATGAATGTATTTCGCAACAGTTCCCGAAGCTGCTGTGCGGCCCTGGTATCGAGCGTATGAGACTTATAGACACGCTGCACATGGCCATCAATGCAAATCTCTCGCGGGGTAGCAATACACAGGAACTCGTAGGCATCTGTCTTCGTCTTATTGGTCAATGCCTCCAGCGTACAAACCTCTGCATAGGTCAGATACTCCGACGGGTCACGGACAATAATCGGTTTACCACCATTCGGCAAACGGCCACGAAGCATGTTCTGCCATGCAGACTGTGAGTAACAGGATGCACGGTGCTGTTGTTTCTCAGGTATGATACGCAGCCCATTGGTCAACACCACATACTCAGGAGTATATGGTGAAAACTCAATGGGCGTTGTCATTGGTAACGAGTTTCCATCACCAGTAGCTCGCATAAATGCGGCGACATAACGTGACGTGCGTAAATAGATGTTAGCCATAGTGCAAAGATACTACTCTTCAGCCTCGGTAGATAGACGAAGCTCTGGATGTTCGATATACTCATTACAAACGGATGCCGGCAGATAGGTATGCACGGTGAATGGCGTAGCGGCCACGATGACCAGCGTCTCACGCTTATTGTCGCCTACCTCTGTCTCAACATCCTTCTTAATCCATGCCGTAACGATGTTACGCGCATCCTTGATGTCATGTGCCCATGCCACAAACTTACGTTTCTTGACCCAAGCATCCTTGTTGCTGGTATTCTCAATCCACTCTTCAGCACGGGCATAGGTGGCCAGCACCTTAAAGGGCATCTTTACGGGTGCATCCTTATCCTTTTCCAATGCTTCCTGTTCTGCCTTGATGTCGGCTGCTGTGCGTCCGATAAAGGTAATGTCATTAAGAATCTCCACATCGGTAATATGGAAGTTGCTGCAATGCTCACCAAACACTTCCTCGGTGGCTCCCTCTGTATAATCGGCTGCAAGGTCCATAGCCTGACGGATGGACTCTGCACGACAAATGACCACACCCGTCTTTGTGATACCCTTCATCGTCACTTTTACATGACCAAGACGGCAGAAAGTTCTTAGTTCCTCTGCACGGCCAGGGGTATTGGTGACGCAGATCTCAGTGATGCCATACTCTTCAATGTCCTTTGCCATCTTAGAGTCCACTTTCTTGTCACGGTCATAGAGCACTTCGTTACGTTCTATGCTCACTATTTCCTGGGTGTCCTGATCCACGAAGTCCTCATGCCAGGTCTTCAGTACACGCTCTGCCAGGAACATGCCGATGCCCTCCTTTGGGGCCACCTTCTTTTTGATATAGTCTTTTCTCAACATAACAGATAATTTTATTACGATGCTTTGTTTCTCTCTGCAACTATTTTTGGTAACACTTCTGCGGCCTTTGCTTTCATTCTGTCAAAGAAAGCCTGGACCTGCGGGTTAATGTCTTCCGTTGTGAGCACCTGCATTCCGACAAACAGCTGCATCAGCATTTCAGCCATCACCTCCACCGATAAATTCGGGTCGATATTGTTTTTCTGAAACAGCTGAGTGATTTGCAAGAGCAACATCCCCTTGGGATCAAGCGACGGTTTATTTTCCTTTGCCATGGCCATTCACAACAGGTTTGAATGAGAAAGCCGCCCAAAGCTCAATAAACTGGCGACCAGCATACTCTGCAAGTTCACGAGACTTGAAGGCCAGGCGAGCACCGAAGCCCGTGTACGAGCGCGAGAAAGCGCTATCCGAGCGCGCGTAAGCGAGACCGCATAGCGCACCGTAATCCGCGTAACCCCCGACGAACAGCAGCTTAGAACGCTCCGCTTCGTTCATAGCATCTATCTCCTGCTGTGTATAGAGCCAGAACCAAGGCCAGTAGCGATACTCATCAACGACGAATTGAGGTTCCCAGCCCTCATTGATGGCATAGGTGATAATGCGGAGTTTGATGTAGGCCAGCAGATCATCTGTGTAAGGCGAATTGAACTGCAAATCCTTTATGAGTTTTTCGGCCACCTTATCACCCTGCATGGCACGGATGTTTACCTCATTAAAGGCATCCTCGTAAGTCTTGATGCGCATGGTGACAGGAATAGAGGTGTCGATGACCGGCTGCTGGTCTTCACCCGAAGCTGACGCTTCAGGCACAAGAGCTTTTTCTTCCGTTGTAGGCTCATCGGCAGGTGTCAGACAGGACCAGTCATCAGCAAAGATATCTTCCCATGTGGGGATGAAGTATGTAGCACTGGCAGGAGTCTTTTCGTCATCGACAAAGGTAATGACAATTACCTGGTCATGGTATGAGATTTCACCAGAGCCAACTGTGCTGATTTTTGGTTTGATACTTGCAGGCAATGAGGTCATCTTAGGCACGATGTCCTTTGAGATACACTGCGGAATTTGACGGATGATTTCGCGGTTATCAGTCCACGAAATACGACGGGCAGAACCACCCTTTTTCAGACATTCGATTACATCTTGAAATTTTGCCATAGTTTTATTTGTTTTTATTGATGATTGATATATTTCCAGATACAAGGCTCCTGCTTACCGAGGTGCAAAATGTGTGTAACTTCATTCTTTGCACCCCATTCAGGTTTACCATAACCCTCAGTGATACCATTCAGTTCTACATATATAGTCGTAGATGTATAGGCCCGATGGAAACAAACGTGCGTATAATGTTTTGCGAGGCGTTTCTTCCAATATGGAGTCATGGCACGATACTCTTCTGTCTTGATGCCAGCAGCTATCATGTCGTACCACTTACACTTCAGGACCAGATGTAGGATAGAGATTTTCATTTTCTGCTATATCTTTTTCAATGATAGTATGAAAGCCGTCGAAATCCTTGTTAGGATCACCAGTAGGCCGTATGTTATAGATATCACGGATGGCTTTGTCAACAGACTTCTTATGAAGCCGAAGAATATCTTTGCTACTATATTTTGTCATATTTCAGTATAGAAGTAATAATCAGAGCCAGTGTATCGTATCTCTGCACGAAATGGAAGGAAACCTTCACCCTCATGCTTCTTTGCTATTTGCTTCAACATATCAGTAATATAAGGATAATCATCACAACGGACAACGAAAGTAACAGGATTGTTTTCTCGCACCTCATGCGCACACATATTTATGCGCAAATGCCATGCGTCATCCATCCCCATCCAAATTCTGAAGTCATCAATAAAAACATGAAGAGTCTCACCCTTAAAAACCTCAGAAGGAGAAACGGAAACTGAAGATTGTAAACCTGGGTATCTTACAGAAGTCTGTGTATTCAATTCCAGCATTAAAAAATCTGCCACAGCTTTTTCAAGCGTTGCCCCAGCCGATGACCGCCAATTATTCATCAAGTAAATTCCCTTACAAGTAGAAAGCACGAGACAGTCAATGAGCACCTGAAGCCGATAGGGACACTTCTCAAAGATAAACTGGAACCATCCGAACATCGTCGTAGGATTCACGGGTTTATAACCACCTTTACGGAGAAAGTCAGCAGCGGCAGCAAAACGCTCTTTATAATCCGTTGTGCCAGTGATAGGACCAGAAATATATATACGTTTACGTTTCATTTCATTTTTTATTTCAGTATCAATCGTAGGGCAAACATGGCATTACCAGAATCACCCATGCGGATCACTTCGTTATACACACGTTCAAGACTCCGAGGATTGACATTCTTAAACTTATTCATTTCGGGAACAGTCAACTTATGACCTGCCAATGTTGCTATCTTAAAGAGCATAGCAGTACGGCTTAGTCCATTCCCTCTGAAGGGCGATTTTACCCCCCCCGATACATTATACTGATTCATAGTCATGTTGTTTTTTGCAGTCTTTCGTCGATAAATTCCAGGTCATCGTCATGGTATGTCATACCATTTGCTGTATTATGCCACATGTTATAATAACTGGTTCCAAAGAAATCAATAGCATGGTCATCGACCATTACCTCTTCGCCGGAATCAATAACAATGGCTTTGATCTTCGGCCATTCCTTTTTATGGTTCTGATGACGCATGAAGTCCTCGTGCTTTTGGTTAATGGACTCCTGACTACGCCACTTACATTCATCACAATGGTAATGCCCCATGCCGTCACAATAGCCTTCAGGCTCTCCACGTTCAAAGTCATCACAATCAAGGTCAGGATCAACACCTGTACGCTGGTTTGTTTTGCCATGCGTAGGCTGCTGCACCACCATCACCTTTGGAGCCAGGTTTGACATGCCTCCCATGAACTGTGTCATCATAGGCAATGGTGCCGGTTCATTCGACATACGCATGACATTCACCATGGCCAATGTCCTGCCCTCATCCTCTGTCACGAGGTCCAGGGCCATATAGACACGATAATGTTTTTTAGTCTCAGACATAATTAAAATTCAGTTTATATTTTTTAGTCCTGGAAGATATTTTTGTAAGAAACGACCAATGGCATCAAGCCAATCAAGGAGAGTAAATAACGCCCAGAAGTAGTTAAAACAGGGAATAAACATCATCATCTGTTTCTTCATATAACCACTATAAAGCCTCTCACCCTTTTTCGCCTTACAGCAGACATGCCAAAGGAAATCGACAAACAGAATGATTATCGGCAACAGGTAGCCGTAAATAAGGCAGATATAGCAGATGTCACTAATTTGTGTCATATCAAAACTTAAAATCTTTTGCCATCAACAGGGATAGTCCAGACACCACATCCAAAGCTGCCTCCATAGACTGAATAGCACCATGAAGAATTTGGGCGTAGTAAGAAAGTTCCTTAAACTCTTCCGAATCCTTATCAAACATGGCCATCTTCTCTGCCATCTGTTTCAGTGTGGCAGAAAGCAATGCTTCAGGAACCTTTATTTCCTGCAAACAGAGATTGATCTGAGCTGACCATATTATATTTTTTGAATCTGCCATAATCACCCTTCCTGTTCCAACTGTTCACGAATAGCCTGCTGGAGTACCGGCAGGACATACTTTGCATGACGCTTTGCAGCAGCAGCTACCTTTGTCGGTGCCGTATTCCATTCCACTTCACATAACTTGTTGGCAAAGTAGCCGTCGCTAATACCAAGCATAAACTTACGAATACCATCCTTACCAGGAGCCGCGAAATAATGGAAGAAATTACCCCATTCAGAGTAGGACATATAGACACCATCAGAAGTGAGGAAACAACGGGCCAACCAACTGCCATTGTTATCCTTCAGGTCATACATAAACACCTGCACACCAGGTTTATTTGAGAGACAGCAAGTATTACCGATGAGTTCACGCTGACCAGTAATCTTAGCCTCGTTTTCATCAGTCAGCATATCACTGTTATCATGGATATTCCCGACGATCTCCATACGCTTATAGTCGGGCACCTCGCCGATATACGATGGCAATAGTCGATGCTTACCCCAGGTGAAACACCATCCGCTAATCTCCACGGGATTACCGTCAGGTTCAAAGTCTTTCAAAGACTCCAAATGTCTAATCTGACGTTGCCATTCTACGATAAACAAACGGCCACTACCATCAGGAAGTATTAGTGACAGGATATCACCCTCAAAGATAGGCTTACCGTTCTTATCACGCCATTCTGTAAACCTTCCAAGCGTATTAGGATCTATCCTGACAGACTCCAAAGGTGAAACATGGATGTGCGGTTGTAAGGACATGATATGCGGCTCACCTTGCACCCAGCGGCCATCTTCAACGGCCTTTGCACGACAAATATATCTATTCATTACCTGATATTTTTATATTATCTAATCAACTGGTTCTATATGAGTAATGTCGTAGGCTTCAGAGCCTTCGCCAAAATCAGCATACACACAACGATCTGTGCCAACCCAGAAGACACCAGACTCAGAAAGAACACCCTCGCGGCATTCAGACTTCATAACCTGTCCTTTGCTATTCTTTTGAATGTAACGCACCTTTTGACCGGCATTCAGGCGGTCGGCCCATTTCTCCTGGAGTGCCTTGCTCCAAATAATTTCTACTCTACGCCCATGGTTTTCGTAATGGACGGCCATGCCTCCAAAAGTAGGCTCCAATGCCGAGATTTTCTCGACCACTTGACGCTTTGAAAGAACTACGTCAAAATCCAATTTAGCCAGTAATACGTCTGGCAACTCTTTTTTGATAAAATCAAATGCTTCCATAATTAAAACAATTTTGTTAATACAATTACATATTTAATACAACATACTTTCCTGGGATGGAAGATCGGCGCAAGCGGCGGTCACATTCATGGCCAAAAGCCACAAGCACCGAGCCAAAGAACGGGGAGCCGGTGGTGCCATCAGGTGTAATGAACTTGATGCGATGACGCATGAAGAGCATCGAGGTGGCACGAGCAAAAACGACTTCCTGGAACAGCAGATTATCCACCTGATTCTTCAGCAATGCGATACCATTGCCATGCTCTGCCAGCTTCTCAACAAACGGACGCAGCAGCGGACGGCTATAAGGTGGGTTCATAAACACAACAGCAGCGTCCGGCCACGTCTGACTCAATCCATCCTGCTCCTTATTAAACGACAACGGCGCAATCTCGTATGGAGGCTGCATAGGCGCACATGGATCAAGGTCAAACGGGCCGAGTTCGTCCACAACCCAACGAGGGGTGTACCACTCATCGGAGCTGACTACTGGATTTTGCTGTGTTCTGTTTGCCATTATTCAGGTTTTTCTTCTCGGTAAAATTTCTTGATACTTTCTTTCCAAACGACCTTAAACTCATACTCGTTTGATAGCTTTTCGACATGCTGCATGAATCGGTCACACTCATTCCAATCATACCGTTTGGCAGAGTAGGGCGACAGGAGACCAATGCGAAACTCACGGCATACATCCTTTACGGTCTCAATGATAGCCAACGATATAGCAAAGTCAATAACTGGCTCCATCGAGGCCCAGCACTTGAAATTCATGCTCTCCAGCATGATCATTGCCACCTGGCGGTTACTGTTCTTTGGAGCGTTTGGCTCCATATAATCAAAACCTGTCAATGTAAAGCCGATATGCAGATAATATCGGTACGGAAAGAGCTGCTGGATAATCTCAGTATTCTGTACCCACCATGTCGCTTTCGTGAGAATATACACCGGCACATGGTGCTCCATGGCATAGATAGCACACTTGATGGTCAGTGCATACGTCTCACGAAGCATTGGGTCGGTACTGAAAGAGAAGAAAATGCCACCATCAGCCCTAAACAGCTCATGGTAAGCATCCACTTCCATACAGAAGCGTCGGTAAGCCTTCTCTTCCGTACCACCCACTTTTTTCTCTATCTCAGGCACAGCACCGCCGAGCTGCTTTGCCATCGGGCCACGACGGAGATAGCAATAGGTACACTGATGGACGCATCCCTTATAGAGATTGCATCCCCAGACAGCATACTCCTGTGCAGGGCCTTCAGGCTTGTATATCGCAGTGTGGGCGAGTGGTCGTTTCATTGCTTATTTATCATAATTATAATTATAGTAATTTAATTCTCAGTCTTATTGCAGACGAAAGCGAGGGCTTGTTTCAGGGTTCCCGTAGCGGTTTCCCATTGACGCTGAATGTCATTGATGGCCCGTTTTGACTCATACTTGATATCCGCAATTTTTTTACGGCTGTTGATGTCATTCGTCTGCATTTCGTAATCGAGATTGTGAATCTCGTTACGCAGTGTCAGTGTTCGCTCACGCTCATCTGTATTGCCACCAGTCGGCAGTTGAGAGCGTTTCAGATCAATCAGGCAGATTATACGGTTACGTTCCACCTTTTGCTCAGTTCTGATGTTAAAGATAGCCGTCTCTTGTTGATGACGCAGTTCGTCGATGTGCTCATCACGCCAGATACGGACTTTCCCAAACCATGCTCTGACCTCTTCCTCTGTGAGCAACTTCAGCTCTTCCAGGGGGGGTAATTCAAAGTTTTTTCCATGAAAATTTACTTTTAAGTTAAAAAAATATGAATTATTACACTAAAGTCGCGCTTTCGCCACCATAAACGCGCATCTGGGGCAGAATGGCATCGTGAATC